TCGTGAATATATTTGTGTTATCTTTTTAGTAAATATCACAAACAAAAGGGCAAAAAAATGGATAAGCAAAAACCTATCCCAAACCCAAAAAATGATTGGCATCACGCAGACATTATTGCCGCCCTCAAAAAACAAGGTACCAACTTAACCCAAGTAGCAAAGGCTGCTGGGTACAGTAATGCGGGTACGTTGTGGAATGCCTTAGCAAGAAAGTGGCCTAAAGGCGAACGCATTATCGCCACTGCAATTGGTGTTGAACCAAACGTAATTTGGCCAAGCCGCTATTTACATCCTAACAAAAGCACCAAAACCAATGTTAGCACAAATGATTGTGTAAACGCACAAAAGGAAGTCGCATGAGTTCATTTGTGTTCACTTCACTTTCATATATGCACTGGATCAATGGTAGTCAGGCGATCGCAACTTTCATATATGCAAGATCTGGCTTTGTTTGGAACACCTCTTTAAAGGCATAACCCAATGAGTAGACGCAACTGGAAAAAGGTACGAGCCAATAGCCTGCGCCATGCAATGGAACTGTGCTTAGAGTTTGCTCGCGAAAAACAAAACCTTTCAGTAGACCGCGTTGCCGATCTGATGGGGTTACCTAGTAAATGGACACTCTATAAATGGCTTGAGAATGGTCGCATTCCTGCCGTATTGATCCGTCCATTTGAGCATGCCTGTGGTGCGGATTACATGACCTTGTATATCGCCGCCTCTAGCAACCGCCTTGTTATCGATATTCCCAACGGCCGTAAAGCCACTAATGCCGAAGTCAACGAACTACAAGGCTCATTTAGTGATGCTATGGGCTTACTAATCCGTTTTTACCAAGGACAAAGCGCAGCCGAAGATACCATCACCGCACTCAATCATGTGATGGGAGGCATCGCTTGGCATAGCGAAAACGTCAGCAAAAGCCAAACACCAGAACTGGCTATGTTTGATGGAGAAGATGAATGAGCACGTTACAAAAACAATGGTTTAGTGCTGCCGAACTAATCGGTTTACCAGACATGCCAGGCACGACACAAAACATTAATGCCAAAGCTAAACGCGAATCTTGGACATGCCGCAAGCGTGAAGGCCGTGGTGGTGGTTTTGAATATAACCTCAACAGTTTACCTCCCGCTGCTAAAGCCAAATTGCTTGCGCAGCAAGGCAAGATTGAGCTTAACGGCACCGTATTAAATGCCCCAAAACCTAAATCTGAGCGTGAGCGTTACGATGCCGCGAGCCTGTGGCAAGTGTGGGAACGTGCGGGTGAAAACGCCCAGGCTGTTGCAAAAAGCAAACTGGCCTATGTCAGTGCTTTTTATGCGCTAGTGGAAACAGGTACCAACAAGATGGCAGCTTACGAGCATATCGCCGTTGAGTTTGGTGTCGCAGTCCCCACACTTCGCCGTGACTGTAAAAAGGTCGAAGGCTTTGATAAAGCAGATTGGGCCCCGCAGCTGCTGACCAAAAACAAAATATCAGCCATGAATAACGCCTTAAACCGTTTAGCGCCCGTGAGTGATGAGGCGTGGGCTTGGTTTAAAACTGATTATCTACGGGAAGAACAACCTAACTTTGCCACTAGCTATTACCGCTTGATTGAAATGGCAGCAAAGCAAGAATGGCAAGTGCCATCGGCAGATAGCCTTAAACGCCGTTTAGATAAAGAAGTGCCGCACGAACACCAAGTATTACTGCGTAAAGGTCAGCATGCGTTAATGACGCTCTATCCAGCGCAACAACGTACCGTGCTGGATATTGAGGCAATGGAGTGGATCAACGGCGACGGCTATCAACACAATGACTTTGTTGCATGGCCTAGCGGTGAAATCATCCGTCCTAAAACATGGTTTTGGGCAGATATTCGTGCCCGCAAGATCCTTGGTTGGCGCACTGGTGTATCTGAAAACACCGATACCATACGCCTATCCTTAATGGATGTGATCGAAAAATATGGCATCCCCAAGCATATCACCATCGATAACACCCGCGCCGCCGCTAACAAGTGGATTACAGGCGGTGTGCCAAATCGTTATCGCTTTAAAGTTAAACCCGATGATCCGATGGGATTGATCCCCATGCTTGGTATTCAATTGCATTGGTCAAGTGTGATTTTTGGTAAAGGTCATGGCCAAGCCAAACCGATAGAGCGCGCCTTTGGTATCGGCGGTTTAGGTGAGTTTGTTGATAAGCATATCGCTTTTGCTGGTGCGTATACGGGGCCAAATACCAGCGCTAAACCCGATAACTACGGCAGTAAAGTGATCTCTTATGAGGAGTTTATCCAACGTTTAGCAGAAGGTGTTCAAACCTATAACCAACGGCCAAACCGTGAAACAGAAGTTTGTCGCGGCATTATGTCGTTTGATGAAGCCTTTGCTGCTAGCTATCAAAATGCCACTGTTCGCAAAGCCACCGCTGAGCAAAAACGCATGCTGCTACTGAGTGCCGAAGCGGTACGCGTCAGCAGTCAAGCCACCATAGTGTTAAACGCAGGTGGTGCCGTTGCCAGTCGCAAAAACCGTTATCACCATGAAGCCTTATACAACTATATCGGCCAAAAGATCGTCGCTCGTTTCGACCCCGATAACCTTCATAAAAATGTGGTGTGTTACACGCTGTCAGGCTTACTGATCTGTGAGGCTACCTGTATTGAAGCCGTTGGCTTTGGTGATACCGATGCCGCCCGTGAACATACTCGCCAGCGTACCCAATTTGTTAAAGCCAACAAACTCGCCGCGAAAGCGCATAAACGCATGAGCAATCTTGAAGCCGCCGAGCTAATGCGCGGCGTTGAACCTGAGCCTCCATTAACGCCAGCAGCCACCGAGATGGTGCATATCCGCCACGGCAATACCGTGCGCACTGTCGCCGCCCAGCCAGCAGGGCAAACAGAAAGTGAAAACTTTGAAGAAGCTTTTGCCTTAGGCGTATCGGCACTGTTTGCCGAGAAAAATAAAAACCGACTTTAACACCCGTTTAAACCCAACTTAATTAGCTCTTACCCGAAATGGAAAAGGAAAAAATATGATGAACAAGGTTGTCAGTATTTCTCAATCAGAAGTGAAGCCAGACCAACAGCAGCAGGTTATCGACACCGTAAAAGCGATGATCGATGGCAAAAAAGTCACCCAAGCTAAATTGGCTAAAGAGATCGACGTTAGCACTAGCGTGATCAGTCAATATCTCAACGGTAAATATGATGAGAAAGGTGGCGATGCCGCAGGAGTGACTGAAAAGCTCAACGCCTGGTTAGCCCTGCAGACGAACCGCGCCACAAACCCTGTCGCACCTAAGTTTGTGCAAACCCAAACTGCAAACCAAATCCATACTGCCTTGGCCTATGCCCATGCTGCCGAGTGTATCAGTGTGGTATTTGGAGCCTCGGGCGTGGGTAAAACCACAGCGGCTAAACACTACGCTGTTGATCACCCCAACGTGTGGATGATCACCGCTTCACCAAGCGCATCCAGCCTCAGCGAATGCTTGTATGAACTGGCATTAGAACTCGGCATGGACGATGCGCCGCGCCGCAAAGGCCCATTGGCTCGCGCCATTAAGCGCCGCTTAACAGGCACAGGAGGACTCGTGATCATCGATGAGGCGGATCATTTGGATTACGCCACCCTCGAAGAACTGCGCATTTTGCAGGAGCAAACCCAAGTGGGCATGGTGCTGGTTGGTAATAACCGCGTTTATGCCCAGCTCACGGGCGGCCGCCGCAATGAAGATTTTGCCCGCTTGTTTAGCCGTATCGCCAAAAAAGTCGGCATTCATAAAGCCAAGAAAAACGATGTGACCGCCATTGCCACCGCTTGGGGCATTCACGGCGACAGCGAACGCGCCCTGATGACTCAAATATCAGAACGCCCTGGTGCGCTGCGTCTACTTAACCAAACCCTACGCCTTGCCGCCATGATGGCCAGCGGCAGCAATAGTGCCATTAGCGTTAACCATTTACGTGCCGCCTTTAAAGACCTTGAAGGCGTGGAATAACAAGAGGAAATAAATATGAAGGAATTTTTATTAATGGCTTTACCAAGTTTAGTGATTCTCGCGGTATGGCATTTATTAATCATTATAAAAAAAAGAGGCGGTTTATTTGTTGATGATCAACCAGATAGTGAACAGGTCTTTATCGATGCACAAGGCGTGAAATGGTTCAAATACGGTGTGGAGTATATCGATGGACGTAGTAAGACCATGTCATTTCATATTTGGGCAACGTCGTTTGATGATGCAAACCACCGCTTAAAATTGATTGGAAATAGCGGCCGAGTTTATGGCCAAGTGTTTTGTGAAATTAAGGAGTAAGGCATATGAGACACCAAAACCCTAAATTCGATGTGATTAGCGCGCTGCGTTTACGCGGTATGAAGGTTGTCCACTCAGGCGTGAAGGTTGTGCAAATCGACAAGCCTAGTGCCGATTTTCGCCGCATGGCCGTGGACATTATCGAAAACATAAAAGGCATTCGCCGCCGCTGTATGGCGGTGCAATTTAATGGCGTGACAGTTCGTTGGACGGAGGAATGACATATGGCATTTGAATCAAAACTCACATGTGATGCTTTGGGGTGTTTTGCTGAATTTCAGTTGCAGGCCAGTCACCCATCGGATGCTGAAACCGAAATGCATCAAGTCAGGGGATGGTTGATTGATGAGTATAACAACTTCACCTATTGCCCAAAATGTCGTGAAGAAGTCTTAAAAGAAATGGAGGATCAATAGGATGGAGCATCAACTAGAGCACGGCTTCCCTTTGGAGGTGTCGTTTGAAAACTCAACTGATATTTATCGTGACGATGATGGCCTAGGGGTATTGCTGCTGTGGAATTTTGACGGTGAAAACATGGCCGCCAAGTTTAAAAACAAAGAAGGCTGGGTTGTGGCTTCGCGCGCCCTTCGAATGATTCGCAGCAATGGGGAATGTATTTGGCAATATCCTGATGGAAATAGAGAAGTAATCGTTTTTGAAGATATGACAACTTTACATCTGTACGAAATTTAGGAGCGAAAAATGGACATGAGCACTCATCAAAGCAACCCGAACCAAGCCGCCATCCCAGCTGGTTATATGACTAACCGCAAAGGCCATTTGGTCAAAGAGTCAGACGTTTACGCGCTGGATCTCGAGTTAGATGCTTTTGTTAAAAAGCACCTAGCCAAAGCACAAGAAATTCAAAATGTCATGCGTGAATTTAAACAATTAGTTTATGACGACTGCCAAGCTTTTCAAGAGCTTATCTTCGAAAAGTATGGTGCTACCTTCGGCGGTAAAAAGGGAAATACCTCCTTTACCAGCTACGACGGCAAGTACCAAATCCGCATCGTGGTGCAAGAGCGTTTTGTGTTTGGCCAAGAGCTGAAAGTGGCTGAAAAGTTGATGAAGCAATGCGCCAACGAATGGTCAGACGGTGCCCGCGAAGAGCTTAAGCGCATCATTCATGGCCTGTTTGAAACCGATAAAGAAGGCTCGATTAGCGTGGCAAAGATCATGGACTTTCGCCGCAGCTTTAAAAATGTCTCGGACGATGAGGCATGGGTGCAAGCAATGGACGCTATCGATGATGCGCTGCGGGTGGTGGGGTCGAAGATGTACCTCAATTTCAAGGAGCGTAACGCAGAAGATAAGTACATCAACATCCCATTAGATATCGCCAAGCTATAAGCAAGGAGCACAACATGACTCAAGGCATTCAATATCTAATCAACGAAAACCAAGCGGCGTTAGATCGTGTGGCTTTTAAATTGCGGATAGCGGCGCTGTTAGAGGCCAATTACGAAACCCTGCGTAGTGAATTGAGCACCATGGCTGCTGATACGCCACACCAGTGTTTGCTGATCGGTGCTGCATTGCTTAACGAACTGCGTGGATTTAGTCCTGAATTTGCTGGTGAAAAGCGCCGCGTCATTAGCTTTTTTATCAAGCGATCCCTTAGGAACACTCAATCATAGGGTAAGAAACAAAGCGAAACCCGCCTCAGTGATGGGGCGCGGTCTACCTAACGTAGTGGTTAGGTACTGATGAGCAGCTAACAAAAAGAGCAATGATGAATGACACCCTATGCTAAACGCTTACTCAAATATGCCATTGCGAACTGCCCAGTTAGGCCCGTTCGTAAGGGGAAAACTAAGGCAGAACTGCTCGCCGATCGTGAGCTTTGGGCTGTTAACTTTTTAAATGCAGCAACACCGAATTGGCAGCAGCTTAAGAGTCAGCCTAAAGCCATCAAGATAGTATCCAGTGCGACAACCGATGAGGATGACGAATAATGCTAGACACTAATCAACAAGCCCCTGTGCAGGCTAATGCGCAGGCGCACCCAGTCGCTCAACACAAGAAGCGGCTGATCACCTTAATCAATGTGGCTAAGGGATCATTGCAGCTCGATGAGGCTATTTACCGCGCCATGCTGAAAAATGCCACGGGTAAAGACTCCTTGCGGGCAATGAACTTGCCAGAGCTTGAACAGGCGCTAGAAGTGTTTAAACAAAAGGGCTTTAAACCTACTGCAACCAACAATAAAACAGCGGTTAAACGCCGTTTAAGCCCTGCGGCAGGTAAGAGCAAAGTGGCCTCTATCGATAAAATCCGCGCTATTTGGATCACCATGGGCCACCACTTAGTTATCCAGGATAACAGTGAATCGGCGCTTGATGCCTATGTGCGTCGCATGACGCTACGTAGCCGCATTACTAATAACCAAACCCAAGGCGTGGACGCCACCCCATGGATGACAGAGCCACAAGCCTACAAGGTACTTGAAAGCCTTAAAAACTGGCATAAGCGCGTGCTAATCGAGCGCATTATTGCCCGTGGCGAGCGTTTAAAAATGAATGAAAACGGCACTCGCCCAGCCAGTTATGAGGTAATTGTCGCCCAGTATGAGGGGTGCAGTAAGGTGGAAACGCTATGAAATACGGTGATGAGTTAGTACTCGAAATACTAAAAAAAGAGTTTCGTCGTCAGTGTTCGGCAACTGAAAAAGCTAAAGCGGCTTGCCAAGAAATAATTAGTGCCCCCTCTGAATTAATCAAGTTACGTCAGCAAGCTAACGTTGTTTTAAGTAAGGGAAACTTCACGCCGGAAGGGCTTGTGCAGCTGGAGGAGTTAGCAAAACGTGAAAAGAATCTTGTGAATATCATGAAAAAAGATCTCGTTAAATTGATGGATAAGGAATTCGAGACAGAGAATTTGCGGGATGAACTAGCAAGAGAAATCAGTAAGTTGGAATTTAGGCTTGGGATGCGTAAGGGAGGTACTAAATTATGAAGTTGTGCCGTTGCCC